AAGGGCTCGCCGTATTGGATACCCTCTTGCTGTCCGGTCGATCCTACGTTACCGAACCAGCGTCGCAAGCTCTGAAAAAGTGTCGCCATTGTTTACGCCAGTGCAAGAGGTGTGTCTAAAAACCCTTCGAAATCGCCTTCTTCTTCGTCGTTTTGCTTCGAAACGATGCCAAAGGCCATACAAAGCGCAACCGCGCCGTCTATTCTGCCAGTTGCTCGTGCTTTATTCAATTTTCTGTTACCCGCCGCATCCTTTTCGACCCTCGAATTAGCCATGCACATCGTCAAAACAGGGTTTGCAGCGTGTGAAACTTGTTCGTTAAGTAGAGCCGTTTCAAGCGCATCAATCGCTGGTGCCATGTCCCTAAAGCCCTGACCAAACGGGATTAACGGCAATTTTACGCCTATTTCGTTGAATTCCTTGATTAAAAGGTCAATTCGCCAGCGATCAAAGGCCACAGACTCGATAGAAACATCGCCGAGTATCTCTGCAATGTCCTTGGCAACCGTCTCGTAATCGATGCTTGCCCCTGGCGTTGTCTTGATAAAGCCTTCTTTAGCCCACACGTCATAAGGTGCGCGATCAGCTCTTGCGCGATCCGATAAGCCTTTCTCCGGTGTCCAGAAAAAAGGCCAGACAAGCCATTTGTCTTTAGGCTTGCAAATCAGGACCATGCTCGTTAAGTCGTTCTTACCTGACAGGTCCAAGCCTGCATAAACCGGATTGTCGTAAAAGGCCGTGTGGTCGACCTCGCCGCCGTTGATCTCCCATATCTTTTTGGATATGAACGGGCTGACCATCTCCACGCGCTGATTTAGGATCAGGTTGCGGAAGGTAGGCTCAAAGCTCGGCATACGGCTTGCCCTGTCTGCCTGCTCCTCAACGTCTCGCAATGATCGAAACTTGCCAAGCGCAGGATTTGCAGACTTCCATGCTTCACGGTCTTGCAGCTCGCAAGATGCTGGCGCAGCGTACAGATGACAGACAATCCTCGAATCCTTGCTCTGTATAGCATCGTCTAACCATATCGAGAACAAATCGCCATCGTTTGCCGCTTGTGTAGATATAGCAAGCAGCAAAGCATTGTCATAAGCACCCTGACTTGTCACGATAGCGTCAATGAACTCAGAATGCGGACCTCTGACCTGTCCAACCTCATCAAGGATTGCAAGGATAGGGCTCTTGCCGTGTGCGGTCTTGCCTTCAGCGCTGACTGCCTGATATTCAACATTTCGAACCATGCCAATGAGCATCTTCTTGCTTGGCACAGTCTTAATGACCTTGGAAAGCTCGCTAGAGAGGCTAACCATCTTGCTTGCATAGTTATACACCTCTGCTGCTTGCTCCTTGCTCATAGCGCCGCTAATAATCCGGCTATTGAGCACTGCTTCAGGTCCGGCAATGTGAGCAAGCAAGATACAAGCAATCGTCGCAGTCTTAGAGTTTTTGCGAGCAATAGAAAGGTAACCGCGCCTGGTTCCCGATGAGTTGTCGTAAATGTCGAGAATGAATCGCTTTTGAAAGGGCTCTAGCTTGATAGGCTTACCAAGCAAATCCCCCTCGGGCACGATGCAATAGCGTTCAATGAAAGCGCAGACCCGCTCGCCGCGAGTCAGTTTCTTGCGCCTCATGTTGCTAGCAATTCGTCATCCGATAATTCAGACAATGCCTTCTCAGCCTGCCGCTGTATCTTGCGAGCCTTTACAAGATCCTCCTTGCGCTCACCAGCAGCAGTACCCCCAATGCGAAGTGCTCGCATGATCGCTAACTCACGCTTGCAAAGCATCTCGATAATGGCAAGCCTTGCATTGGCTCGGTTGTCTACGACTGAGCCCTCAGCATCGAGCATTTCACTTTCTCGCTCGATGTCTGCTTGGCAACGCGCTAACTGTGCAGCTGCAACCAAATCATTTTCGGTCCACTCGTCACGAGTGCGCGAATGCATGATAGACTTCCAAAAAGGTTGATCGCAATCGCGCAACCTTATGAATGATGGTGGCTCAGCAATAGGTGCCGACGCATTGACCATCGCTCGAATCTGCGCTGATGTCGTGTTTGCTTTGTGCTTCATGATTTCTCTCTGTCGCGGGGTTACAACACACTACCTTGTTTTTGCGGGACGCGCAAAAAAAGAGGGGCCACGGCGGTTTTCAGTTTCTATCATGCCAGACTTTTTTACCACCCCTCCCGTCGGTATCGATTACACCCCCCATCTAGCTTTCTGCAACCGGCCATCCGTCCAAGCCTGTCTCACGCTTAGCCTTCCATCCCATGTCGCGCCTTGTCTTGTCGCTGTGGCAAAACTGGCAAAGCCCTTGAAAATTTGACAGGTCATTCGTGCCACCCCTACCCAATGCAATGATGTGGTCGAGCTCGGTTGCTAATCTCACCTGACCTTTGGACTCGCAGGACACGCACAGTGGGTGACGCATAAACCACGCAGCCCGCAACCTTTGCAACGCTCGGCCACGAATACGCTCGGTTATTTTTTTTTCTGCCACCCTAGCCATACCACCCCCTGGAAAATTTTAACCACCCCCCATCCAAGACAGTAAAGAATCGCAATCACGCAGCCAAAACAAAAGCCAATGGCAAACGCGCCAAACCACATGGCAGCAACAAACGCCTTGAAAATAACCTCAATCATCCTTGACTGCCACGCACATGATTTGGCTCGCGTTGTCCATGAGATACGCCGCTAGAAATTGCAGTCGCTTTCTGTCTGGATTGCATGGCGAGCATTCTTTCTGCATCTCACGAGCAAGCCTGAGAATCTCTGAGCTTGCTTTTCCGATCTTGAGTTGATCTCGCGCTGTAAGTATGTCCATGCGTTACCCAAAAAAAATCCCGCACGCGGCGGGAAAACCAACAGGAGGAGTCAGCCACCATTATGCACTAGCTTGCACGATTCGCAAGAGGCAAGCGCGTGTTCAAGCAAGTCTATCGCCAAGCTCTTGTTGGCAAGATCGCTAACGGTTCGCACCTGATCGCTTCGCCTAATAACCACCAAGGCTTGCTGCATCGCTTTTTTACAGATTGCCCCCTGTTTTTTTTCTGGCATTTCTGGCATACCCACCCCCCCTTTCATTGATTGCAATCGAGTGATGAAGGCGAGCTCTTCTTCCTCTTGATCCGTCCAGCACTCGGTGATCGCTTTCATCGCTCGCTTCTTCTTCATAGCCCGTACCGAATCTCTTTTAAGATTTCCTCGGCTTGCAAGCGCAGCTCGATAGATCGCTTATGTAGCTCTCTTGACTGGTTGATGATCGCTAACGCTCGCTCTTCCAATGCACTCGAAAGCCTAGCCTGGTCAATCACGTCATCCGTAACCGCTTTCGCTGCAATCTCGTTGATGTTCATAGCATCCCCTTTATGTGATCCGGAACCTTTGGAAGTGGAGCCCAAGCAATAGCCCAATCGCTCCATGTTCCGATGACGCAAACGCCACCAGGGTTTAGTAGAAGCATTTTTACGCCAAGCGGTGGCTCTTGCTCGGTAGCTGTGCGCCAGATAGCGTCACCTGCTGTGTAGTGCTTCACGCAACCCTCAGATTAAAAGGATTGTTAAACGAGTAGGTTGTCGACTTCTTCGCAAGGTAGAGCTTCCTGACACCGCCTCGCTTGTTAGAGCTGACCGTCTCGACGATCAAACCTTTTTCCAACAGCAGTTTAAGGTGTGGCGTTAGGCTGCCATAGCTGACATTGCAGCCGTCTGCGATCTGCTGCTTGGTGACTTCGCGTCCCTGAGCCTCAATCCAGTCTAAAAACTTCTGCGACGCTTCGAGCTGTGGCTTGTAAGACTCGCGCTCCCTTACATCGCCCGTGCAAAAGTACAAGACCCACTTTGACTTGACCATGCGCTTTTCGGTAAACACAAGATTACGCTCGACCATGCGTTTTAAGTGCGTGTGAGCTGCGCTCTTGGTAACCATGAAATGCTTACTAATCGCATCTGCCGTAACCCATGCTGCGCGACTCTTGAGATAACGATAGTAAAGCCTGTCCGTGTCGCTCACGAAATGGATGTCAGGCATAACCGCTTCTTTCAAAATCTGCTTGGCTTCCTCGGTGTCGCCAGCGTCTAAGGCTTTCAAAGCCTGTTCCATGATTGCCGTGCTCACTCTTGACCCCTCTCTAATCTTGCGATCTCACGGTCGATATACCACCGCGCTTTTTTTAAGTCCTCGATCTGCTTACCCTTCAGGCTAGCTCGCCAAACGTACTTCGTAGCATTGCCAAGATTGAAATTCATGTGCTCTGTGATCTCGATGCACTCTACGCCAGATGGGTGAGATGTGTAGTGACTAGGATGGTTTACGTTGTCTTTAGCCCATTCGTCAACCGCACAGCAATGCCCACACCTTGGGCATTCAAAAGAATCTTTCATATTGTGATCGCCACTCATGTGTTCTCCTGATTTAGCTTAGTTCTTTCAGTCGTAGCCCCGTTACGATATTCACCGCCGTTCTTAACCTTTAGCTTGGCTTCGATGGCTCGGGCAAATCCCCATCGATCAAACCACTCTGAATTACTTGCATCAAACTTTTCGGACAGATAACCTAAATCTTGTATCTCCTCATCCGTCAGCCCAACCCATTGCTTTGGTGGTGCGGTGTAAAGAGGTGATCGACCCTCGCCAGCAGACTTGTAAATGGTTCCGCACCCTACAGCATCGAAATGCTCACGCACCTCATCGATTTTTACCCACCCTCCAACTGCGTTCCAGTATTCAAACGGCTCTTGCTCTGTCTCCAGTGCTTGGCGTAGGGCGGTAATGGCTTGCTTTCTACTAACAAGCCCAACATGACTTATTGGATCACTCTCCAACGCCTCAAGCGCCATCTGCATAGCTTCTCTGCTCATGCCATGTCCCCCGTCATATCGATAAGCTCTTGCCGCGCCGCTTTTACCTTAGCTTGCAAGTCCTTAAGATCGTCGATCAAGATTCGCAACTCGAGTGAATGAACGATTACATAATCGTTTTCTGCTGCCAGCTTCTCCAGCAGTTTGTAGGCTTTCTGTTTGTTGGTCATAGTGACTCCTAAGCGAATAAGCCAATTTGGTCTTTCATGGCTTCTTCAATGTTTTGACAGGCAAGATGCCAATATTGAGGTTTCAATTCAGTGCCAATAAACCTCCTGCCCATACGAACAGCGCAATAACCTTCGCTGCCTATACCAGTGAACGGAGAAAAAACAATATCGCCTTTATTACTCCAAAGGTGAATGCAGCGCTCAATCACATCAAGCTGCAAAGGGCACATATGCTTTTCATCGTTTTCGTCTCTCGCTGGCAGTTTGTTTAATGTCCTTCCTTGGTCAATGTCTGACCAAATAGGGCTCGCATATTTTTGCCACATCTGAACTGGCAAATCATCTCCATGCGTCACCCTTGGATCAGGATCGCCAGGTTTTCTCATGGTAACCACATAATCAGGCAGTCCCATGCGAGACATGCTAGCGTTTTCTCTAATGGTCTTATGGAGTAAACCTAAAGCCTTAGTTCGCTGCATAGCAACCACTGGATCTTTCCAAATGCATACCTCAGAGTGATAAATAAACCCAACCTCCTGAAATGCTCGTATCAAATCTCCGCGAAAGTCTCTAAGCCCAATAAATCCTTGCCTCATCTTTGTTGTAGGTAAGTTCATGCAATGAAAGCTAACGTTTCTTCCTGGTTTGATAATCCGATAAAGTTCCTTGATAAGGAATCGAAGTTGATTCACAAATTCAACGTCGTCTTTACAGTTCCCCATGTCGTGATCGCTGTTTGAGTAAACAAACAAATCAGCAAATGGTGGTGAAAAAACCGAATAATCGATGCTTTCATCATCTATGCGTTTTGACCATTTCACGCAGTCGCCAAGATAGATGGTGACTCCTTGATTTTCATAAACATCCTCTTGATATTCCTCTACGATGTTTTGTTGACCCTTTAGCTCTTTATTCATAATGTCTCTCATGTAAGAAACCATACTTGCGCTCATTTCGTGGTGCTGAGATTCTTTTCTTTTTAGGTTCAAAAGAATCTGCCCTTCGTTCTCGGCTGTAAATAAATGCACGACAACTTTTCTTGTTTGCCCAAAGCGATGACATCTTCTAACGGCTTGATAAAACTTCTCAAAAGAATCATCTAGCCCAACAAATGCCATCCTAGCGCAATGTTGCCAGTTCATGCCGAACCCGCATATTTTTGGCTTGCTTATAAGAACTCTTAACTTCCCTTGAGAAAAAGCCATCATTTGATCGGTCTTGTACTCTGCTGAATCCGATCCCTGAACATTGACGCTGCCGTGTATGAGTGATTGCAGCATTTCTGCTTCGTCGTTCAAATGACACCATATAAGCCATGGTTCATTGTTTTCTTTGTTTACCAGCTCTGCTAATGCCTTGCATCGTGACTCTATGCTGTCTCTTTGAGCCTTTCTTCGCTCGGTCATTGTCTGAGCAGGCCTAGAAAAAAGTTCATCGCCTATTGATTCTGTTTGAACAACATGCTCGATATATTCTGGCTCAGGCAAAAGATACTTTGAGCCATCAAAACCAATATCGCTTGGATTGCGTAAAACAACAGCCCAAGTGCCCATCCATTCCCAAAACTTAGAGGCTCCCCATCCTTTCAATCTCCATGTTCCTGTGTCACCGGTATCATTGACAAAATAAGTTGCAAGCATTTCTGTGCGAGTCATTACGCCCAAGAACTCGCACTGATTTCCTAACTCTTCAAAGTCATTAGGGCTTGGCGTTGCGGTGCAGCTGAGTCTGTAAGGCACTCCTTGAGCAGACTGAATAATCTTCGTTCTTGTTTTTCCGTCATGAGCTTTCAAAATGCTTGATTCATCAAGAACTAATCCATGTAGATCATCAAAATCTATTGAGTCCATGCGTTCATAGTTCGTTACCCATACGCCAGGATGGTCAGGCGATGAACCGTTAGGAACCTTTCGAACGTCAATACCAAACAATCTTCCCTGCTCTACCGTTTGATCTGACACGGCTAATGGAGCAAGTATCAAAATTGTCCCTGACGTATGACTTGCAACCTCTGCCGCCCAAGAAAGCTGCATCAGCGTTTTTCCAAGACCGGTATCAGCAAATATTGCAGCCCTGCCACGTCTGACCGCCCATGAAACAACTGCATGTTGAAAGTCAAAAAGATGCTCATTTAGATCAGATGGTTCATGCCCAGTTGCGACTTCAGCTCTTCGCTTGTTGGCAACGAATGAATCGTATTCTTGCCACTGTTCAATCATTTTCATAAGACTCCTTTTGTTGTCGTGTCACTTATCATCTAACAAATCAATACATCGCTTGTAATACTTTGGTTTAACAATCCGCTGGTCCAAAAATATGAGGTATGCCGTTTTGCATCTCGACGTACTGCTGCGACTGCCGGTCATACCAAAGCCTTATCACGCCTTCCCATTCTCCGTTTCGCTGCTTTTCGACTGCCAGATAAGCGTCTGGGATTGACTGATCGACCACGCCGTTAGCCTCCAGCTCGCGCTCCTTTTTCTTGTTTCTGTGCAGCAGCATGACGTTATCGACCTGATCGGCAATCGAGCCTGAGCCTTTCAAGTCCATCTTTGTCGGAAGGTTCTCGTCGTTCGGCTGCTTGCGGATGTGGTGCACCAAATGGACGTGCATATCCTGATCTCGCGCCAAGGCACAAAGCTCGTCTGTGAAGTTTTTTTGCGTGTTGTAATCATCCTCGCCTTTGACGCACTTCATCAGGCTATCGACCAGGTAATGATTGCACTGTAATTGCTTAGTAGCGTAAACACCGACCCCGAGCACCTGCTGAGGCGATACGGTTCCCTGCTGATCGTAAAACCACATGTTCTCGCCAACCCAGTCTTTGAAGGCTTCATATTGATCGACGGTCGGCATCGACATCCGCGACCATTGCCGGACCATGCGCTTAAGGGTCGCTAGTGGCTTCATCTCAAAAGATGCGATAACTAGCTTTTGACCTTGCGCGATAAGGCCAAGCGCGATCTGGCCGGTCAGCATTGATTTTCCGCTTCCATTCTGGCCTGCATAGACCGTGATTTCACCAGGCCGAAACCGAAACAAATCCTCGGTCTTGCGCCAAGGCATAACGATTTTCGGTGTATGTAGCGGATGCCGCACTTCGTCAATGAGCTGGTCCATGCAGTCGGCAACAGGGCGAACCTTTACGCTTGCCTCCATGCTCTCGTACCAGGTTTGATAGTCGAGGTCTTGAATGATGTTCATGCGTCAACCTCCGAATCCCAGACGATGGCCGGTGAGGTCTCTAAGTAGTTCGCAATGACTCGCGCGGGGCTAAATCGCAAGACAGCTTGCACGATCTTGTAAACCGCTTCCGAGTC